TAAAGGTTTGAATGGTATCTTTAAGAAATATTTCCCAACTTTAGAATCAGCTTTACCTTACGAAAGAAAGCCGGAGAAGATTGCATCTAAAGTCTATGGTGGTAGAATGGGTAACGGACCTGAATCAAGTGGTGAAGGTTACAAATTCAGAGGTAGAGGATATATCCAATTGACAGGTAAGGAAAACTATACCGCGTTTGGTAAAGCAATTGGAGAAGATATTCTATCAAATCCTGATGTAGTAGCATCTAAGTACGCATTATTATCAGCGGCTTGGTTTTTCTCTAAAAACGGATTACATAAGATGGCTGATGGTGGAGCAACTGATGCAGTAGTAACATCAATCACAAAAAGAGTAAATGGTGGAACTATTGGATTACCGGATAGAATAAAACATTTCAAAGAATACTATTCTTTATTGGCATAGGATTTGGTGATGTAAATAAAAATTCGTATATTTATAGAATATAATAACACATAATGGCAAATATAAGTTTAAAAAGACTATTTGAAGCTGACGATTTTAAAGCTAAAAGTAAAGAGACTGGAAAATTAGTACACTTTAAATCAAAGGATTCATATCAAGCCGCATTAAAGGCTGGTACTCACGAAGACCCTAACGCCCAAAAAAGTGGTGCATCTAAAGTATCTACAAAACCAAATGATATGTTTGGTGGAGATTATGCAAAGGATAGAGGAGGAGAAGCTCCTAAAGCTGATATGGGGGTTGATAAGGTTGTATATAACAAAAGAACAAAGACGGTTGGTATTGTAAGAATGGCAGATGAGAGAGGTGAAACTAAAACTGATGCGGATGGTAACGTAAATACATCTGAATTAGAACCATACAACCCAATGAAGTATCCACATCAAAAGGATGCTAAAGTAGCACCATCTACACAAAAAGAAGTAGATACTAGAGGTTTGTGGAATCCATTTGCACAAAACCAACCATCAGCTAAATTAACACCTGATTCTAAGATTGTTAAAGGACTTGCATCTAAAACTGGAGTAAATGGTAGAGCATTAATTTCATGGACTGAGCAAAATGGTGTTGATTTGGAAAAAATAGCTAGTGATGTAGAATCCAAAAAATTAAACCCGATGGATTTTATGACTGCGGTTGTGGGTAATGCTGGAAACAAATACGCAAAAGATATAATCGCAAAGTATTCACAAGGTGGTGGAAGTAAATCAGAACCACAAACCGAACCTACTGCTAAACCAAAAGAAGCTAGAAAAGGTAATCCTACTGTAAACAAAGAAGCTAAGAAAAAAGCAGAAGAATTTGGAATTACTCCACAAAAGTTGGGTAAAGAAGGATATCAAAAAGCAATGTATCAAGCGGCAGTTGAAGCATTAACCGATGCAAACTTCCACGATGAAGCAAGAGAATTGGTATCAAAGATTGAAGGAAAACCTGAATGGGCTAAGAGAGTAAATTATCCATCAATGGATGACCCTAAGTATAAAGAGAAAATGGCAGATATTAGAACTAACGGAGTAGATAGTTCGGAATATTGGGGTGGAGAAGATGGTACACATGAATTTGGAAGAAAAGTATCATCAGCATCCGGATGGAATGGGGTTGAAGCAGCAGATGGTATCGCATTCACTTTAAGAATGAATGGTTTCCATAAAGAAGCAGATATGATTCAATCCGTATTTGATGATAAACCATATATGGGAGAACAATCAACGAAACTAAAATCAATGATTAAAAAATAACTAAAAGGGAGAAACTAAAAATTCTCCCTTTTTTATTTTGACACAAGTTGTCACAAATTATTCTCATAAACGCTTGTTTATATCGGGCTTTCTTCGTATGTTTACTATGTAATAAAACGATAACGATATGAATACTGTAAGATTTAACCGCCACGAATTGTTCTCCGAAAAAATGATGGAGTTCCACTCTACTACCATCCGAATAGTGGAAGATTATCACATCGCTAGAAATGAAAGTTGGCACACCCCTTTATACAATATGTTGTGTGGTATATGGGATGGATACTTTTATAGCGAAATGTTAGAGATGGCAAAGCAGATGGGATTACCTACTCACATTACTGACCGAATTGAATTTACTGAATTATACATTAGACTATAATAATATGATGACTCCCCAAATCACTGCCCGTTACCTATCAAATGGAGAAATGATAGTTCGGGTATTATTTCCCAATGGTACTGAGAAAACAATGACTCAGACCGAATATGTGAATACCTATTTAAAAAAATAATTCACAAAAGACTAGGATATATAAAATCTTTTTCGTATGTTTATAGTGTAGTAAAACGATAACATTTAAAACCCCTTATAATATGAATACTACTGAAATGAACCGATTGATTGCTCTTTATGTGATTGGTGATATTACCGATGAAGAGTTATGGAATAAACTTGATTCCATCTCTGGTGAATCCTCCACCCTTATTGAAGAATCCCACGATTATGATTGGGATGTGGATAACGCAGTTGAGTACGATTACGAATTAGAAGCATCCCAATACGATTATTTGTAAAATATTTTCGGAATTGCTTGGATTTTTGCACAGAATTTAGTACATTAGTAGAGTAATAAGAGTTCAACATTTAACCCCCCCTAAAAATATGAAATTAGGATTAGTAAGAATACAAAATGAGAAATTGGTTGGAGTTCAGTACTTCGAATCAAAGTTCCAAAGAGAGCTTGGTGAGGTAGTTAGTATCAATAATGTGAAGTGGACTGTAGCTGTGATAGGTGAGGATAGGGATACCATCGTTGATGTTCTGAATGGGCTCGTTAAGAAACAGAATTCAATAGTAAGAAAAGTAAACAATCGAATCAATAGAATAGCTGATATGAGATTCAATAAGATATTAAGAGAAGCTATCGAACGTGTTAATAACTACTAAACCCCTTATATATGAGAATAGACGCAGATACTTTAGTCCTAATACGCTCCGAGTTTGGTGAGTATGACCTATCACAAGTGTGTGGAGGCTCAAACGATGTGTACCTTCGATTTGGTTATTGGAGGCGAGTAAATCTACAACAGCTACAAAGCCTAATAGGTGAAGGTATCGATGTTGTGGAAGATGATATTGATGATGACGATTGTGGAACTTTATATAGCTATAAACTAAGATGAAAAATTGGCAATTAATACTCACTTCTCTTATATCCGGTCTAATAGGCTGGGGTATATTATGTGGTCCCCTACCTTACATACTTCCATTTGCTGGGCCTGATAATGAGCTTGGATGTGCTGTAATTTCCCTGACTATATGTGTACTATCTATATTGGCTGTAGATTATAAAAAGATATACATCGGTTTACAATAAAGTATTTTTTTATTTGTTATTGTCACAAATTTATCGTATATTTGTGACATCATTTACCATAAAAATATATCAAAAAAAAAGATTTGGAAATATCAGGTATTCTTCGTATATTTGTGTTTCCATTATATTTATATGTGTAACGGAAGTGTAGGAAAGACACTATAAACCAACCTTAAAACGTATGTTTTAAACCTTAAACTCTTAAAACTTAAAAGACATGGCTATTAATTTAGACGCAATTAAGAGCAGACTTAACAAACTGCAAAACACCCAAAGAACAACTGTAGAACTTTGGAAACCAGCACCGGGCAAACACACTATTCGTTTGGTCCCTTACAAATTCAACAAAGAGAATCCTTTCATTGAATTGTACTTTCACTACAACGTAAACAACAAAACTTATCTATCTCCGATGTCATTCGGTAGACCTGACCCAATTGTTGAGTTTGCTGACAAACTTAAAAGAATGGGTGATAAGGAAGATTGGAAAGCTGCTAAAAAAATGGAGCCGAAACTTAGAACATTCGTACCAGTATTGGTAAGAGGTGAAGAAGGTGAAGGTGTAAAATTTTGGGGCTTTGGAAAAACTGTATATCAAGAGATTCTTGGTTATATGGCAGATCCTGATTATGGTGATATTACTGACCCAAATGAAGGTAGAGATATTACTGTTGAAGTAGTATC